TTAGCATTCTCTCCAAACATATTATCAACTGAATGAGCCAATAAATATGGTAGCTTCCAACTAAGGTCAGGATCTTGCTCATAAGCTTTTTGCAAAGAAGGATGACCAGCTATTTGAACAAACTGTTTAGCCTGTTCACTATCTTTGTCGCCCAACCATTTAAATTCCTTTAAAGCTTTCTGACCGTACTGTTGGCGTAATGCTACAGCGTCCTCTGTCCTCTTAACCTTTTTAAATTGATCAGGAAGAAATTTGTTTTTAGATTTCCTTGCTTGCTTCAGAGCTTCACGCACTTCAGCTTTAGTCATGGTTTTCCCGTCTGCTTCTGTTACTGTGTCGTGTGGACTGTAGTCATCAGAATCAAACAAAATTTCCTCTGCCCAATCTATGACATCGTTAATTTCCTTTGCCTTTTCTTGAATATCCTTAATGGTATTCAGATCAGAGTACGGGTTATCAACAATATCAGATTTAGAAGATAGAACTTCCTCCTGTTGAGCTTTTAAACTTTCCTCAAGTGTTTGAGCCTTCTCCTCGGCAGCTTTAGCTCTAGCTGTTAGTTTACCAAAACGGTCAACAGCCCGGCTAGAAAGAGCCTCAGAAAGTTGTTTAATCTGCTCCTCAGAAAGATTATCTAAGTTGATATTTGAAAGAACGTCTTCTTCACCCTCGGAAACTTCTACCTCTTCGGACTGAGATTCAATCTCATTGTCCTCCAATGCAGAAGGCTCTTCAGCTTCTGGTTCAGGAACGGGAAGAACATTTTCTTCTTCCTGTTGTTCTGTACGTCTGCGAATAAAGTCAGACGCAGACATATTTTCGTTTTCCGCTGTGTTTGAATCGGCATCAGCGACCGCCTCAATGATTTCACTCATATAATTTATACTTTCCCGCTTTTAACGCCTAGCGATGGCGAGCGGTGATTATATCACATAAAAAAGTATATTATACGTGCTCAGACCATTTTTTTAATAAATTGTCGTAATCTGAATCCTGAAGTATATCGTCGTACGCTAAAATCTCTCCAGAGATTTGCATAACTTCTTCAGGCGAAGCGGATCTCAACCTAGATATGCTAGATTCTCTTCGATCTTTTATGTCTTTGATAAAACGAGCAAAATGCTCGTACTTAGAAAGAACAACAACATCGTTATCGTTTGGCATTCGAGAATTTAATTAGTTCCTCAGAAACTCTTTCCATCCTAGGACGAATACCGGGGATTCCGTCAGCTTCAGCAGTTCTGTACTGATCGTTGTCCAAAAACTCATCAGCAGCTTCTCTGTATTTTCCTTCGTTTATTAAGCGTCTTGTCTTAGGACTTTGCATAATAGAACCTCTGTAATGCTCACTAAAAATAGCATCTTGCAAGGACTCCGGAAAAGTTGAAAAATTAGGAAGAGCTTTTCTTATACTTTTAATCCTAGTTCTTACATCTCTGTCCAAAAGACGTTCAGCAGTATCTTTATCAATGGACATGCCTAGCTTTACATCAGGGCCATAATGACCGTATCCTATCGTAAAATATTCTTCTTTAGGATTAGGTTTATAGGGCTCAGGTTCAAAACTTTCTTCTCTTCTTAAAGTGTTTTTGAACAATTTAATTAGTCTTTCTTCCGCGAGAAATCGACCGTAGTCTGTTGTGCTTAGATTGTCTGCCATATTAAAAAATAGTATAGAAGAAAATAACAGGGCTATCACTGCTGCATTCCTTGAGTCTGTACCTGACCCATTTGAGCTGGTGCAGTACCTACGCGGCCTATTTGCGCGTTTTGAGCTTGTTGTATAACGAACTGATACTGTGCATTGTACTTTTGTAGACGTTGGGCAAAAGCTTCATCTTCTTGAAGTCTTTTTGCAACATCTGGCTGTTGTACATAGCTTTGAATAATTTGCAAAGCAGCTTGAGCACCGTTAGGACGCGCTGGAACTTCGATACCCGCATAAATTTTAGATAAGTCATCTGTAATATCTTTCAACATCTTGTCCTGAGCTTCTTGAGCGGGACGAAGGATTCCAGTAGCTAGAACTGGGTCAATGCTTCCAGCAACAGCCGTTAGCAGTTTATCTACATCAATTAGGCCGTTTCTGTCCATCTGGACCAGCGAAACCAACTGGTTTAACTTAGCTTCTTGTTTCTCTGAACTAGCGTTAAGGACATCAAAACTAATTGTAACGTCATAATTTTCATTCGGGTTCCCCTTGTTAAACATCTGGGGGTCCGGAATACCCGTTACGTTAAAGAATACTTCATCAGGCCCAAAGCGTTGAAAATTTTTGTAACAAGTAGCTACTACCTGAGCTATGTGCTGCAAGTATTTATCAACTAAGAACTGCCTACGTACACTGCTAAGTGGAGATTCCTCATCTAAGCCAACCATGCGATCAGCTTGCTGTTGAAGATTGTTCTCCATCTCTACCGATCCGGGATTAAATCCGGGACCTTGCATGAACCGTATTTCACCTGTTCGGACCTCAGGAATAAACCGACCGGGGCCGATTTCTTCTGGCTTGCGACCCTTGGGGTGTGTAACAGCGGGTAGCGTAGACAAGCTATTGCTGTCTATTCGGCTGTCTCGCTCTACCTTTACTTGGTTCTGAATGCCCCTCAGAAGCGATGGAACGGTCATTGCGTCATATAAACGCTTTGTATCCTCACTGAACCTTGTAACGACCACAGGGTAGTCCTCATAGCCATTTAGGAGATCGAACTTAGCATATCCTTTTATGCCCAGCCCATCGTCTCCCGAAAAAGATTCGTGGAACACGGTCTCGTAGATCCCTTCGGAATTATCTTCCTCGTCGATCAATCTCTGGTATCCGTGTATGATTTCAATTAACTCCTCAGCCTGATAAGCGTCATCTGTAACAGACACACTTCGCCTTCCCTCCTGTTCCCTTTCCAAGGAGTGTATGTTTACTCCAGAGAAGTTTTCGATCACGTGCTCCACGAAATTTGCATCCCAACCATCTGTGCTGACCTTGTTCTGCAACTCTTGTGCAGTGTAATACGTACGCCAGAAGCAATAAGGAGCACGTTGGGGGTCAGTTACATAAGCGGGAAAAATAAAATCACCATCAGGAGCTACAGTTTTTACTTCTGGAGCATTTACTTGTCTCCTTACGGTAGGAACTTCTGCAATGCCATTTTCACGCAGATCCTTTAACGCTTTTTTAGCGTTTTTTTCAGACACCTGAACAGCGGATTGCATCTGCTGGATTACCATTTCATCGTTCTGACCGCTAGCAATCATCTCGGCAAGCTCTGGGCTTGCAGCAGCGATTTTTCTAAGATCTATCTTCTGCTTGAAGGTGCGATCTTCCATCACCCAACCGCAGTACGTGATCATTACGCCACGCTCCAGCATATAATTTGCTGCTAGCTCCATTTCCTGCTTGAACCTAGGAATGTACCCAGAGGTCGTCATCCACTTCAAGAAGTTCGATACTACCTTAGCCCTAGGAATGTCTGTAGCCTCTACTGGAAACGCCTGTATGTTTGCCCTATTTAGAGCAGACATAAATAACGAAACCAAGCGAGTTACACGCTCATCAATAACATGGCTCTCTAAATCAGAAGCACCTTCCCAAGGAAAGGCATCAGAACCATGTTTTCTAAGATCTCTGCTTTTACCCGGCCACCAATTGCGTCTATCATCGTAAGATGTTCTACACAAATCGTAATAGGATTGAAGTTCAGTATCTGTAGTTTGATACGCTTGACGAAGAACCTCTATATCTGGCTTTTTGCCTACGTACGTAATTGCCTTAGAGTAATCCTCGTTTTGCATTATTGACTCAAATTTTTGATATAATTTTCTGCTTTTTCCTTAACTCGGTCAACGACTCGATAAGTGTACAGAGAGTGGACCCCCATTTTATCACAAAAATCCTTATTTTGCACCTCTGAGTTCCATTTACCAAAACAAAAGTTTTGCCAAATCTCCCAAGCAATCAACCTATCGAGGTTCTCGTTTAAAAATTTTTTAGAACGAACTAGCTTATCTAGCTCAACCTCTTCTGTATCTGTAAGACGATCCTTGCACATCTTCAATGACTTCTACTGAAACTAACTTCCCTATTAAGTTTTTAGCGTATCTACTTGGCACTAAGACGGGTATTACTTTATTTATTTCTTTACTGTAAGCGTACAGGTAGCGTCGGTTTGGTGCTCTTTTTGTAATTACAGCCGTTATATGCTTGGCTACACCTTCAGGAACCTCTATAGCCTGATCTAACACCTGTTGCCCGTCCTCAGAAATCCAAGTATTCTTACCCTTACCAGTAATCATTATTGAACTTAATTTAGATTTCGCAAGAGCCTCAAGATCCTTGAAATCTATATTGTTTTCTTTAGCAATTGTACTTAATCTTTTTTTCATTAGTATCCTCCTGTTCCCCTTTTTGTTACTCTTAAATCAGAAGCGGTTACATGGACTGGTCCTTCTCCAGAATTCGCCATTCGCAAATAACGAATAACGTCAAAGAAGTCCTTAAGGGGTTCGTCCATCTTCCCCTTTGAGTTATAGTTGATGAGGCTATCAATCAAATTTCGACAGCTCTCGTGAATATAGCACCTAGGTCTATTAGCGGTATCAATTGTTTCATTAGGGTTGTAGTTAAACCACTCATCTAATGCAGAAAGTCCAACCTCCTCCATACGCCCATCAGAGGGAACGAACATCATGTCGTACTCCTCGAACGCCATAAATAAGTCTTCGTTGTTCTCGTTCTCTTTAGCAAAAAACCTAGAGTCACCAATACGCTCAAAGACCTCGACTCCGAGCTCATCCTCGATTTCTTCAAATAACTGTACGTATCCCTGTACCCCTAATCCAACCTTCTTTGAAGCGGGACCATATTTCCACTTAGGGTCCCCGAACTCCGCCCATTCCCCATGAGTCTCCCAGTCAGGCCACTCACGGCAGATGTAAACGTTATCGTTAGCGTCTACAGCAGCCCATATAGAGACGTAGTTCTTTGCCCCAGCGGGGTCCACTACTTGGTAAATTGTGTACCTTTGCTTGTTCGACACATCAGGGAACTGCATTCCGTACTTGTTTGGCTCGTTGTCCTTTAGCACGTTTACCTCAGTGTTAAAAAGCGGGAGTAAAGAAGTCATACTCTTTACCGGAACCCCGTAAGCACGAACTAATATCTCTTCCTCTGGTCTTCCCTTGAGATCCTTAGCGATACGCTCGTACCCGCCAAACGGGTTCTCATCGGAGTGCAAGTACACCACAGACGCATCCCTCGATGGACTGTACTGACGCACTGGAAGCTCCCTTTTCAGTAACTCAGCTTTCCTTGTTTCTAGGGTTTGTACGTTCTTCAGGTAATCAGATATAAACGGAGTATAGCCATCAATTGGAGTAAATCCTATCCCCATAACAGCATCCCTAGTAGCTAGTCGGAACCTAAGAGTGTTCACTAACGCAGAATCGCCGAGGTACTCATCTAACCACGCACCTATGTTTAACCCCTCAGCCTTAGGAAAACCGTACTCAAAGCCCTCTAAGATCGTCTGGTTGTTACTGTACTGTGTGTACGTCTTGAAGTCTACACGGGTACGGGTATCAGGGAAGATAAAGCTCTTAGCCGTGAACCCGTTCTGCATACTGTAATTTATGTACCCCTCAATGCTCTTAGTCTTCTTCTTGAACTCCTTGGGCATCATCTCCCAAATAGCGGACTGCTGAACCTTAATAGAGGTGTCCTCGTTCTGAGAAAAGCACACAACATGACCGTCATTGCTCTCCGTTACCGCCTTCATGACAATCTTAGCAAAGCCGGTAGTCTTACCCGATCTGTTACCACCTAAAGCTAGACACTCGTTGTGCTGCCGTAGACCCTCCTCAATACGCTCCCAGCCCGGCAAATCGAACCCGTACCTTACCGGATCGTCTTGAGATGCTTGTATCCTGCTTTCGTGAGCAGCATGAAGCTCCTTAAGTAACGGCAAGTCGTTATTGTACAACCATACAATTTCTTTAGCGGTAGGGGATTCTAAAAAGGGGTGGTTAGTAAAATTCACCTTAACTTAATTATACAACATCTAAGTCTGACGCTAAAAACCACATATGACCATGCTTTTGTATCATCGGTCTACCTAGATAGCTCTTAAGGTCTACGTACACGCTGTCAGGGGCCTCTGAGACACCAACCACTACCATAGGGTCACTTTGCATCTTTTTAATCTCCTCTGGCTGATAGGGGTAGTTCACCCTAGCTTTTTCTGGCTTTCCATTAGAACCTACTATTGTTGTCTTTAGTACGACTTTATCTCCACTTTTGATATTCATTACTGCAAATTACTCTATAATTTTACGTATACCGTGACGAATCGGTGGAGCCCTAAAAGGAGCACTGTCAATGGTGGAGGAAGTGGGATTCGCACCCACGTCTTCAGAAGTACCCTCCTGAATCGAATCTATGTTTCCCCCTCTAAATCTACTTTCGTACTCCTTGATGTCCGTGTAAAAAGGTTCCTTGGGTCTAAATATCCTATTGTACCCCTCGTAGAACTTGTCCCAGTCAGTCACCCTGTTTCTATCTCCTTTACCGTTCATTTCGCTAGTTCCTATCTACATTAAAGTCTTCTTCATCTTCCCCTAGATCCTCAATCTGCATATTAGCAGCTACAAGCATCGCTATTTCCTCTCTAGAGCTTTCCGGGTCTAGTTCTTTTATGATCCTAAACAAGTGATCAATTACCCTGTCCTTGTCCAGTGGTTCATCTTCTTCTTCCTCAAAATTCCCAAAACTATGTATTATCAACATCTATAACCTCCGCTTGTTTTATCTTGTTTTTAGCCTTCTCCATTAAGCTCTTGTAGTCCTCGTCGGTGTAAACCTTTTCCTCCCTAGATATGCTAGTAGCCTCTCCCCTCGCCAACATCGCCTCCCTAGAAGAGTTAGACTTCGCTATACTAATATCTTTTATGTCCTTAAAAGTAGGCTTAAGCTCACCAGATTGCATACGAGATCGTACGTCGTTTACCATTTCCTCCTCTAGAGAGTTTATATTTAAGTAAGAATAAGCCGCAAGCTGACCGCCAAGATCACGCCACTTACCCATGTGGTCTGCGTACGACACTAGAACACGCTGCACTGTTTCATGCTTAAATCCGTACTTAGTTACTATATTGTTAATGCTTTTACCCTGTGAGGAAAGAAATAATATAGTAGCTACCTTTTCAGGATCGTACCTCTCTAGGCATTTAAGCTTCTTAATTTCGTAGTCATCAGCGTACTCCCGAACCGCGGAACTAATGTCTTCAAATAGTTCTTGTTTAACAATATTAGGGTCAGGGGAACTCATAATAGTACGTCATAAATCATATATAAGCCTATGAGTCAAGTATTTTTTTAGAAGGCAGTACATATATTGCAATTCAAATTAAAAAAAAGCCCAAGACCCCCTCCCCCCGGTGTATTCGTATAGTAAATACAAGCCTAAATAGTTGAAATCTGGATACAAATAGTTGTAGTTAGGATCTGGATACTGTAACCGAATCATGGATACAAGTACGTGTGTCGATCTTTTGGATACAGTACAAATTGCAAGTAACACGATTGTGAATACGAGAAATCCGGGGCAGTAGTTATATAATATCATATATACTTTTTCTTTGGTTATATATAATAAATCCCATTACCTATAGAATTTATGCGTAACTCATTGATTATCAACGCTTGACACGTATGGCATAATATAAAGACAACCCTTTACTCTAAAGGGCTCTTAAAAACAGTAAATAAAAATAAATATGAAAGTTCAAGACGTACTAAAAAAGCAAATCGAAAAACTGAACAGATTCGTTGCAATCTCTTCTTATCTTCCGGAGGGTTCTGATGTTTGCGAATACAGTAATGATTACTCGAGTACAATACAGGGTGAGATGACTCTCAACAAATGCCTTGGGATTGTTCGAAGCATAAGAGAGGCGAGCGGATTAACTTCAAAGTTAGACTCTTATTACTTAACTACGTATTACAGCAAAACGTGGGATAAGAAGGAAGGCATAAGGCTCGTATATCGCTTTGCTAAATTACAGGACATGGATAAGGGTGACGGCTTCCTTGTGAAATTCACTGTAAAGAGCCCTTCCTCTTCACTGAAAAAGTTAGGCTTAAAGTGCCGTATCAAAACTGTAACTACGGAGGCGAAGTTCATTGGGGCAACTTCAAATCGAGAGATTGTTTGTCCCGTATCGTAACCATTAATACAATAACAATACATAAATAAAAAACAAATATGAGAATAGTACTTAAAAACCATGATGAAGCAGCTCATGTATGGGCTCAACAACTACAACACGAAGGTCGTGCTAGCAACGTCTTCTTTTACGGGAAAACGATTTACTCTTATGGCGAGCATTTCCCGCTCGCTAAGTTCGAAAAGAAAAACGTAGTTTTAATGAACTCAAATCGTTACTCTGTTTCAACTTCGAAGCATCAAGCAATTGTTTCACGTGCCCTAGATAGAGATACAGTGAAAGTTTTCCATGTACCGTATCCCGGAAGCCAAAGAGAAAAGCCCTACCATTTTGGAAACGTTGAAAGCTATTTCAATGACTTCAAAAAGCATTTAGACAAGGCCTCTAGGGCTCGCAGCAATTACTCTTACCATTTAAAATGGGCTAAAGATTCTAGAGAAAACGCTTTGCAATACTGTAAAGAATTTAGATGTAAGAAGCATTTCAATGGCTTTGATTTCGATTTCGATTTCGATTCCGATTCAGTGAAAGAAAAAGTATCCAAAATTAGGGAACGAGAAAAAAAGAATGAGCAGCAAAAAATTGCTAGGCAGAAGAAGGCTTTAGAGGAAGGCGTCATAAAGTGGAGGAAGGGCGAAAATGTCTTGATACATCACTACCCTGAAACGCTTTTAAGATTAGACGGGGAAACTGTCGAAACAAGCAGGCGAGCTTATTTTCCACTTGAAGACGCTAAAAGGGCAATTCGTTTTGTGAAAGCTATAGTTAAAAAGGGCGAACCATGGAAGAGAAATGGTGAGCGATTCAAAATTGGTATCTATCAGTTGGATACGGTCTCGGCTTGTGGTGATGTTAAAGCTGGTTGCCATAGAGTAAAATTCGAAGAGATAGAAAGGCTTAATGATGCAATACAGTTATTTTAATATTGTTTTTCTTCAAAACGATTACGAAACAAAAGAGGTCTTCGAAATCCTTAATGAAAAAGGCGAGTCTTCAGTTATTGAATACTTGTCGCAGTGGGATTACGGCGGTATGCAAATAGGGTCCTTCGATAAACCTTGGGGCACTTCCGATACAGTACATGAAAAGGGCTCTTACGTTTTAAACTATAACGAGCCCTTAGGATATATAGGATTAACCCGGAAGCGGAAAGGATTTCAATGACTCTATTCATTAAAGTGAAAAGATCATTCGATCCATTTTCTAAACGTTGGGGCTTTAATGCTATAACGGAAAACGATTCAAGTTTCGCATATACAGAAGAAAAGGCTGTAAATATATTACTACAAAGAAATCCTAAATATAAAAACTTCTTTATTGAGAGATACAGCATATTTACAGAGTAAAACCCTTATATAGTTAAAATCATACCGGGGCCCCGTTATTCGGGGCCCTTTTTGTGCTTACTTACTACCGGGGCCCTACCGGGGCCTTAGTGTATGGCTATTATTCGGTAGCCCTTCCGGGGTTACATTCTACCCTGTAAAGGTCTCAAAAGGGCCATACAGAGCATTTGGGTCCACTGTGCGCATATTCTAAGGCTGATAGATGCCTATTTCAGGGCTCCAGATGGCCCTACAAGCTCTTTTGGGGCATTACTTGATACATTACCCCAATAATACCCCAACAGGGCATTCTAGGGCCTCTCATGGCCTAATTTGCCGATTCGATTAAATCGGGGCCAATCGGGTCCAGAATGTCAGGTACGATTTACACTTCTTTTACTACGATTTACATCTTTTTTGAATTCATTTTACATTTAGATTCTGGCCCTAAATCCAGCCAATTCTGTATTGACGATCCAATTACAGAGCAACTTTTCTGTACGTCCTGATTTTTCAACTACAGTTAAAATTTACTGTCTTTAGAATCCAACTACAGAGGTGGTATCATGATCGTGGGTACAGGCTCGTGCGTGTGTGTGCGTGTGTGACCGGGGGCGGGGTCAGGGTCCAGTTCTTCACTTTTAACTTATTTTTACACATATAAGTATAATAAGCCTAAGCCTAAACAAAATAAGCCTAAGCCTAAGCAAGCCTAAGCCTAACGTAAAAATCCAGTTGCCAGTTGGTACACTTGGTACACTTGTCCACTTAGTTCTACCGCCGATAAGAACACCCTCTTATGGGCGGAAAAAAGTATTTTTTTCTTTCCGCAATGGGCGGCTTGTCTTGAAATCAGTCTTTTTTAAGACGCAGGTATTTTGCTTGACAGCAGCATAAAACCTTGGTGAGGGGTAGAAATGTCACCATCAAGAGGGATCTGGATCTCGTCCCAAGTACTCAGCGATCCAAAACTAAGACACATCGACAAACTGATCCTGAGCTACGTGCAAGGGTTCAGCGGAGATGAAGGTTGCTTTGCTAGCAACCGAGCGATAGCGGAGTTGTTAGGTGTACAGCACCCTAACAGCATTCAGAACAGAATTTCGGTCCTTGTTGAGAAGAATTACCTCCGCAAGAAAGGCTCTCATGGGTACAGGAAACTCTATCTAGGAGAAAAAATCAAATGATGTACTCAAGTAAACCAAATGGTTTAGGGTAGTAAATCAAATGGTTTACATATAACTAACTTAAAACTAAAGTATAACTAATTAGTATTATTACCTTAAGGGTTTTAGCACCTAAAATGATTAGTTTTTTAGTTGAGTTAGTTAGTTGAAGGTAAGTGTGAATCTAAGGTGAAAGTTAAGTTCACCGTTCGGGGACGTAAATCCTCACGGATTTCCATTAAGTTTCCCCGCTAACCAGTTAAATAAATGTAAAGTGAGGTTAAGTTGTTGACAACGGTGAGTAAGTCCACAGAGTGCAGTTCATGGATAAAAACACAAAACAGGCAGTGGGCGCCGAAAAGCCCACAGTATCGGGTCTGCTAGAGCAGACTCTTCGGGCGATGAAGCCCGACAATCAGATCGAGTTCGAGGCCGCAATGTGGTTCGAAGAAATTGAAGCCAAGCAAAGAGTCTCTGAGCAAGAGATGGAAGAATACTACCAGAGAAAAGGGGGAATGGAATGGAGCAGCTAACATTTAAAGAGCCTCTGGCTCGAAGCACAGATCCAGTAACCAGTCACGAAGCAGCGGTAGATGCTTCTCGGTTTTCTGGGAACAACAGGTCTAAGGTCCTACAGTTGCTGTACTCGTTCGGGGCTCTGACGGACTATGAGCTATCCGATAAAACAGGTCTACAGCAAAATTCTATCGGCAAACGCCGAGGAGAGTGCAGTCAAGCTGGATTGGTCCAAGCCTTGACCGACCTAGACGGTAATCCTGTGAAGGGAAGGACTCCTAGTGGCAGTAAAGCCATTAGGTGGACCCTCACATCTAAGGGCGTCGAATTCGTCCAAGGAGGTATGTCATGCTAGACGTGGGATCAGTTATCACGTTTCGGTTGCCTCCAGCCGACATCCTTTATGCGGGTCAGGTGATACGTATGAAGGAGCTGCCAGACTCCGACTACAAGGTGGAGGTTCGAGGCAGGAGTGGTCGCTCTCTCGTCCTAGATAGCTTTCACGACAGTCAGGGCATGATCTGGCCTGACTACGCTCACGCTGATGCGTACATCGAAGACGGATGGAAGGGTCTTTGCGAGAAGAAGTTAGTTGACACTTACTTCTTCGATGCAGAATCCGCTCGCAAAAAAGATGCTGCGGATAGAAAAAGAAGAAAACCATCAATGGTCAAGGAGGACCAGCGTTACAAAAACGAACCACTACACATCAATGTACCAGTTGAATAAAAAAATAAACTACACCTTCTTCGAGGAAGTAAAATCCTTATTCGGAGTCTCGTTAGAGGATCTGAGGAAAAAATCAAGGACGGAGCCATTGGCTTCCGTCAGGGCGTTGGTAGGTTGCTACCTGCACAACGAGCTGGAATACAGTCGTAACCGTATTGCAGAAATACTGCATCGGGATAAGACTAATATCTCCCACTATTTCTTCAACCATGAGGACAGAATGGATGCCGACAGGGCATATCGAAAAAGCTACAATGCTTTACTAGAAAGAACAAAGGATCAAAACAATGTGCTTTAACTACGAAATCAATAGCGATACTGCCTCTCTTGAGGAAGCAGTAAAGCAGATAGACAAGGACTGGGATGATCCAGTCATCATCTCTAGATGGGACGGAGAACGAGTTACGTTTGACTCCGGTCCTAGGGCGGTTTTTCACCCAACTCTTCTAAAGGTTTGCATGTGGGACGTAGGTGACGTTCTAACCGATGAGCCTCTAGACGATGTAGCCGACGAATTGATAAAAGAAACCCTTTATAAAATAATATGAGCACCCCACAAGAACTTAACATTGCCCTTTCAGGGCAGATAGACGCTGTTATGCAGCGGTACTTCCCAGATGCTAAAAAGCGTGGGAGCAACTACGAGATGGGCGATCTCGACGGGAACAAGGGCTCCTCCTGTGGAGTGTTCCGAGCCAAGGGAGGAATATATCTGGCAAAGGACTCAGCTACAGGCGAGTGCATCCCTATACTCTCTTTGATCGCTAGGAAGCACAGCAACTGGAAGGAGGCATTCACCGAGGCTCGACGAATCTGCGGGTTGCATGACCTAAAGCCTGTTATAAGTGTTGAACGTCCTAAAGTCTCTCAGGACAGCAGCACTGCACTAGGACCGATGCGGGGAACTGAGGCCATGAAATACCTGTCTCAAGATCGAGGTCTGTCTGAGGCAGTCTTAAAGAAATACGAAATCCGATCTCACAAGCGGTACAGCGGAGTGAACGAAGATTTCTGGGCGGCTAGGTTTTACGACGCTGAAGACAATTACGTTATGCTCAAAAGCACTGGGGTGCTGCGTCAGGACGGCAAGAAGGACATCTGGAGCACAAAAGCGTGGCACACACTCTGGGGGTGGAAGAATGTTACTGACAACGACAGGAGCATCCTGATCACCGAAGGTGAGATTGATGCCATGTCTTGGGACCAGATGGATGTAGGGATGCCTTGTCTGTCTGTACCTAGTGGCGTGTCTAACCTAGGCTGGATTGATAACGACTACGAGGCGTTGTCTCGTTTCGAGAACATCTATATTGCTATGG